CGGCGACAGCGCGGAAGGCTTACAAGGATGCCGTAGCGCCAGCGCTGAAGGCTTACGACGAGGCCGTAGCGCCAGCGCGGAAGGTTTACGCCGAGGCCGTAGCGCCAGCGTGGAAGGCTTTCGACGAGGCCAAGGCGCCAGCGCGGAAGGCTTACGCCGAGGCCCAGGCATTAGCCTTTGCTCGTGCTTATCGCTGCAGCAAGTAATACAGACCGAGAGTAGCAACGCCCGACCGGGCGTTGTCACGTACCCGCCCGCTCTAACTCAACGCCGTGTCAGCCGTGTGTAATTCAAGCATGTAGGCTGCGGCATCCTCGCGCATGGAAGGTTCGCCGGGCACAAAGGCTACATCATAGCCGCTGAGCATCTCAGCCACGGCATCACGCATCGGCTCCGGCGTGCGGAAAAATCCGCGGCTTTGACTGAACCGCTTTTCCTGGGTATTCCAAGACAGCCAATAATTGGCCGACGTGGAACGCGGCCTTTGGCTGGCGATTTTAACGGTAAGCCATGGCTCTCTGCTTTCCGGGCGCTTGTAGCGATATATCCGCCAGCCGTACAAGGCGCTTTTCGGATCGCCCCCCAAGTCATCGAACAGCACGCCATCAGCGCCGCGCGGTATGGTTCCGGCATAGGGCCTCGTCTTTTCGTAGCTCACGTTGAACCTCTCCCTTTGTATAATCCATTATAGGCGACTGACCCCCGTTTTGCCCGTCGGGTTTTCATGCCGCGGTCCGCTTATTACGTAGCAGCGCGGTCCGCTTATTACGTAGCAGCGCGGTCCGCTTATTACGTAGCAGCGCGGTCCGCTTATTACGTAGCAGCGCGGTCCGCTTATTACGTAGCAGCGCGGTCCGCTTATTCCGCTTATTCCGCTTATTACGTAGCAGCGCGGTCCGCTTATTCCGCTTATTCCGCTTATTACGTAGCAGCGCGGTCCGCCTTCCCCGCCCCCTGTATTACATTCTGCCTGTAATATACCCTCTCTGTAATATAGATTTTTGCCCTTTAAGGGAGCGCGCGTCCCCGAGCGCCGGCCTACCGGCAGGCGAGGGAGAGCAGGCTATAATATAGGCAGGGTATAAGGGTATGTTGTTAGAGGCAACATACCTATACCCGCCGTAGCCGCTCCCGAGGGTTGTTTTGGATGCTACGTAATGGGCTCGGTTGTTTTGGATGCTACGTAATGGGCTCAAGTGCCGTAAACTGGTCCATTCGTAATTTTCTCTTCGTCTTTCGCCGCTACGCTAAGAGCGAACCGCACTGCACTCATTGCGTAGCGCATCCCCTACCGCAGGACCGCGCCTAGCGCAGCCCCTACCGCAGGAGCGCGCCTAGCGCAGCCCCTACCGCAGGAGCGCGCCTAGCGTATTGCCCTGAGCGATAAGCTAGGCGCGCTCCTAGCGCAGCGCTCCAGGCAAAAACGCATTACGGAAAACGCGGTCCCGGGCAAAGGGCGCGGGGCAATACGGTAGCGGCGCGGACCGCTGTGCTAAGCAAGTAGCGTGCCAGTTGTGCGGTGCAGCATCGGCACGGTTCTTGCCGGAGTGAGCGATCACTACCGGGGGGTGGGGGTCTGTGGGTGTTGCTGTGACGTTGGGCCCCTACACCGTTCCTGAGAAGAAAAAGCGGGGACCGCCCAATCCCTTAATATAATCAACAACTTACAACCGTGGCGGGCAAACAGCGCCCTCCATCCCCTATAATGGAGTATGGGGCGAGATTCCAAGCTGATTTCCGACGCGTACAGAGCGGAGCAGAAAAAGCTGCATGAGAATCCGGATTACGGAGTCGCGTCAATTATGTACGCCCCTCTGGTAATAGCGGCGTTGAATGGCACCGCGGCAAAGGAAATGCTGGATTACGGAGCGGGCAAGGGCCGGCTGGCGGAGCAAGTAAACCGCGTGCTGGGGGCTCGCGCGCCTTTGGTTCATGAGTACGAGCCTAGCGACCAGGAGAAGGCGGCAGTGCCGGCGCCGTGTGAGTTTGTAGCCTGCATCGACGTGTTGGAACACGTAGAGCCAGAGTGCCTTGACGCGGTGCTGGATGACCTGCAGCGCGTCGTGGCGAAGAGCGGGCTGTTCACTGTGCATACCGGGCCGGCGCAGAAGGCGTTGAGCGACGGGCGCAACGCGCATCTGATTCAGGAAGATGCGGAGTGGTGGCTGCGGAAGCTGCTGCCTAGATTTGAATTGATTCACTTCACGCGACTGACGAACGGGTTTTGGGTTGGCGTGAAGAAAAAAAAGTAGTGTGATTCAGTGAGCGAAGAATTCCAAGTAGAGACGGTTGCAGAGATTGTTTGTGAAGTCTGCAAAACGTCCAAGCCGTACACGGTTGTTGAATGGCCCACCCGAAGGGGCAGACCTGCCGGCGCCGTGTGCCGCCTGTGCGCACGAGAGCGCGATAAGATGTTCAGCCGTAACGCCAAGCAGACGCGGGTTGCCGCCCGCATTCAGTCGATGGCAACGCTATCCGAAATGGCCGCCGCCCCGGCAAAGGTGGGACCAGTTTCGATAAGTAGCGCGCGCCTTCCGGGTGAACTGCCGTTACAACAACTGGCCGTCACGAAAGCACTGCGCATAGGCTCTAATCTGCTGAACGAGAAGGCCCAGTCTGTACTGGAACGCCTTGTCTTGTACGCGGAATCCCCAAGTAGCCCGCACCACGAATGGGCTTTGAAGCTCATTGCGGAGCGCTTGCTCCCGAGGAAGCTGTACGAAGACCTCGGCTCGCAGGCAGCGGGTATTACGGCTGGCACGGGCACGGTTCGTCCGTTGGTCACTATCATCGTTCAACCGGCGACTATGCCAGCCCCGGGTGAATCCCCTTCCGTTACAGTGGTAGAAGGCAGCAGCGAAAAGATTACCGACGCGGAAGAAGTATTGTCCTGACCCTTCACGAACGAGCGAGGAAACCGTTATGGCAAAGAAACGCCGCAAGACCCCGAAGCGCTGGCCCGCGTACTGAGCGGCCCGCTGAAAAAAGGAATACCCATGGCCGATAGCATAGGCGACGCCGTTTACACCGTTCCCCCGGAAACTGTTCTTCCCGGCTGGGCGGTTTATCCTTCGTTAAGTGACCGCCTGACGCGCAAGGCGAATACACTTACTGCGCATCAGACCACGTTGCTGCAGGCGTTTGAGAAGTTGCCCTTCATCTATCAGGCGCCGATCAAGCAAGGGCTGACGGACAAATCGCTGATACCGGCGCACGTCATTCAGCGCGCGTGCCGCGAGTACAAGCAGGAAGAAGCGCGCAAGAATCAGGGTAAGACGGTTCGCTACGAATCGCTGAGTGATACCACTGAATCTGATTTGACGTAACGATTGGACCGGGATAGTGACCGCGCCAATCGAAATCCGCTTCGATCTGCACCCCGCGCAGATGGCGGTGTTCAACGACAAGACGCGGTTCCGAGTGCTGGCGGCCGGTCGCCGATTCGGGAAGACGACCTTGGCGATATCGGAAGCATGTTGCGCCGCGCTGAGTCCCAAGAATAAATTGCAGCAGCCGGTGTTCTTGATTGCACCGACGCAGCCGCAGGCGAAGCTGCTGTACTGGCGACCGCTGATTGAGAAGCTGAACAAATTGATTGTCTCCACGAACGTAAACGAGGGGTTGATCTACCTGAATAACGGCGTGCTCGTCGGGGTTAAAGGCGCCGACAGCCCGGAATCGCTGCGCGGTCCGGGTCTTTTCTTCGCCGCGCTGGACGAATACGGTAGCATGAAGTTTCACCTTTGGACGGATATCATTCGCCCGATGTTGGTGGATTCCCGGGGTCGGGCGTTGTTTATCGGCACGCCGCCCTATGAGCGGAATCAGTTCTACGACCTGTACATGGAAGGTGTGGCTGAGGTTGACCCGGAGATTCGGTCCTTCACCTACGAGTCGAAAGACAACCCCTTTCTGCCTGAAGGGGAAATTGAATCCGCGCGCAAGCGCATGAGCACGACTGCCTTTAACCGGGAGTTCCGTGCCAAGTTCGTTTCGGCCACGTCGGGGCACATAAAGGAAGAGTGGATCAAGTATCAGGAGAAGGAGCCGAAGGGCGGCGCCTTTCTTGTGGCGATTGACTTGGCCGGTTTCGACGACTTGCGCCGTCCTATGACCGCAAGGCAACGACGGCTCGACGAGCACGTAATTGTTACGGTTAAGGTGTTGCCCGGGGAAAAAGACGCAGAGCATTGGTGGGTGAAGGACATCCAGAAGGGCCGTTGGGGTACGAAGGAATGCGCCAAGCGGATTGTGGATGTTCTACTGAAAGTGGAGCCGATGGCGTGGGGCATGGAACGCGGCGCGCTCTACCGCGCGGTTCTACCATACATACAGGACGAGGCAACCCGCCGGCAGAAAGACCTTATGACTCCGATACCTTTATCGCACGAGAATAAGGTGAAGGAGTCGCGTATTCTGTGGGCGATACAGGGCCGATTGGAGCACGGGCATATAACCTTTGCCCGCGGCGACTGGAACGACGAAATGGAAGATCAACTGGTGCAGTTTCCGTCTACGATGGTTCACGACGATATCCCGGACGCGCTGAGCTACATAGCGCAATTATCGCAGGGGCGTACGTTTGAAGACTTTAGCGAGATAGCGGACGAGCCGTACTGGAAACCGCAAGACGCTAGTGTTGGATTCTAACAGGAAAACCATGGCACGCGAGAAAGACAAACCTGCAGTGGAAGCCGGGGTACAAGGCAAGATCGTGGATGGTGATCCGCGCGACGTTACTGTGGACGGTGCGGATGCTACTGGGGAAAAGAAGACCAATGACGCGAAACTAGTCGCGTGGGTATTGGACCGCACACGGCGCTGGAAGGAACACCGAAACGCGAACTACTCCCAGCTATGGGATATGTACGAACGGCTGTGGCGCGCAATTTACTCTTCGGAAGAGAAGACGCGCAAGTCCGAGCGCTCGAAAATTATTTCCCCCGCGTTGTCCGAGGCCGTGGAGAATGCAGCTTCTGAAATCGAAGAGGCAGTGTTTGGGCGTGGCGACTTCTTCAATGCGACCGCCAGCGGGAACGACAGCGAGATTGAAGCCGCGATTTTGACTAAGAACGAGGCCACCTTCAAGGAAGACCTGGCTGCGTCGGACTTTACCGGCAACTGCTCGGAAGCGGTGATTAACGCTGCCGTTTACGGGACTGGCATTGCTGAAATCGCGATGTCGGAAATTATGGAGCGCGACGTGAAGATTGGCGTCGATCCCCTGAGCGGTAAGCCTGGGCTGCAGGCGGTAGAGCGCACGTCGGAACGCCCGGCGCTTCGCTCCGTTAATCCGCGCAACTTCATGATTGACCCCGCCGCGCGTGGGATTGAAGACGCGCTCGGCGTTGCGATTGAAGAAGACGTTGGCGCGCATATCGTGCGCGCAGGGATACAAGCCGGCGACTACAAGAAGGTGCCGATTGAAGCCGCGGCCGGGGATACGGAAACGAAGCCGGACCCGCAGATGGAAACGCCGTGGATGTTCGACGTAGTGCCCGTGCTACGGTATTACGGCAAGGTTCCGAAGCATCTGCTGTTCCCGAAAGAAGATACGGAGAATCTGTTCCCGGATGACCCCGCCAAGTCAGACGAGCCGGTAGACACGGAAATGGTCGAAGCGTGGGTTGTGATTGCCAACGAGCAGCATTTACTGAAGGCGATTGAGACTCCGGACGTGATGAAAGACCGTCCGGTCGTGGCGTATCAGTGGGATATCGTGCCCGGCCGCTTTTGGGGCCGCGGTATATGCGAGAAGGGCGCGACGCCGCAGAAACTGTTGGACGCCGAATTGCGCAGCCGCATGGATGCGCTCGCGTTCGTCGCCGCGCCGATGATGGCCATAGACGCCACCCGGCTGCCGCGCGGATTCAAGATGGATATCTACCCGGGCAAGAGTCTGCTTCTGTCCGGCGACCCGAATACCATACTGAAGCCGTTCAAGTTTGGCGAGCTTGACCAGAATTCAACCGGGCAGATTCAGTTGCTGGATCAGATGGTGCAGCGCGCGACCGGCTCTATCGACGCGACCGCCATGGCGAAGGCCGGCGTGGGCGGCGATGCCCGCTCGGGCGCAGTGTCGATGGCACTTGCGCCTATCGTCAAGCGCAACAAGCGTACGCTGATGCGCTACATTGATAAGTTTCTGGCGCCCGCGTTGCGTAAGTTGCTGTGGCGCTCCATGCAGTACGACACTGAGCGCTATACTCCCGTGAACATGACGTTCAACGTGTCGTCTACAATGGGCATCATGCAGCGCGAATACGAGTCTATGAGTCTCGTGCAAATGCTGTCGTCGCTACAGGCCGGCTCTACTGAGCACCTGATGATTTTGATAGGGCTCGTGAGCAACAGCGGTCTACAGCAACGCGACCAAATCAAAGCGCTGTTGACGGAGAAGCTGGAAATTCTCCGGCAACGTGAAGCGGCGCCCCCGGTAGACCCGAACGCAATTCCGACGGACCCGGTAGCTCTGCAGATGCAGTACCTTGACGCGCAATTGGATATCGCCGTTAAGCAGCAGAAGATCGCGGAGAGCCAAGCGAAGACCCGGCTGCTGAACGCACAAGCGCAAAGCGAATTGGCCGAGCCGCAGATTGAGACGCAGAAGTTGATGATGCGCGGCATCTA